AGTTTCACAAAGTTTGCATTTGGATTTGTCGGACTGATCTCTTTGGTCGAGTCTGTACTAGCAGAGAGGCGACGTAGAAGGTGGCTGTGGAGGCGGTTCGCGACGCGCTTGCTGTATTCTTTCACGGCGCACTCTATGCTGTTATTTTTGCCCCGACCAAACGCCGTCTTGGCCCACGCAGCTCTTAACTCAGTGACGTTCCTGTCTGGGTACGATCTCCAGTTGAATGTCGTTGGCGCCGTTTGCACTCAGGAGCAACGGCATGATCGTGTGTTGACACAATCCGAGTATGTTGAGAAGCGCAACTGTACAGCTGTGGCAAAGGATGAGCCCTGCGACGAGAAATTCGGAGCAAGATCATTGTGGGGTGTTGATGGTTTCTACGCGGATGTGTATAGGAATTGTGTCCACAACGAAATTCTTTCGTTAGAGGGCCGTGTTGGTAAGCTGTTGCCACAGCACTCACGGCGTGAGTCTGTGTTGTGTGCTTGGGCAGGGCTATGTATCGACCAGCTGCCTCGGCTGTTGAGCCATATGGAGCCTGTCGTGACCCCAGTCCCCTTCGACGACTGGGTCTCTACATTTCCCCCACACAAACAACGAGACTTTCGGGCAATGGAGCTTGATGGGTATGAAATGAAACAGCAGACCACCGCCAAGAGTTTCATAAAGCAAGAACTCACCATGCGGAGTTCTCACCACATCACTAAGCACAAGGACCCCCGCATGATACAAGGTGGGCCAGCTGAATTGACCATGGCCTGTAGCCCGTACATACGTAAACTGGCCAAACATTTTCGGTCCTCTGTGCGGCCAAGTAAACACAATTGGGTAGGCGACATACGCGCTGGAAGGCAGATCGTGTACACGAGTGGGCTCAATGCGAATCAAATCGGTGATGCGTATTCGTTGGCGTTAGAGGCAATAGAGGCAATGTGCGCACCAGGCGAGTATGTGGTAGTTGTGGAGGACGATGAGTCCCGCTACGATGAACATATGACCCGTGGCGCTTTTGCCCTGCTTGAACTCTACTACGCCAGAACGTTGCCACCACATGTCGTGAAGCATTTGATGCGGAGCCCATGTTCTAAAGGCAAGACGTCCCTTGGAACGCGATACTCCGTTCCATACACAATGCAGTCCGGCTGGCCTGACACGTCTGTGGGTGACAGCATCGTTAATGCAGCAATGAAATATCATGTCCACGGAGCAGAACGGACTTGGGTTACTTTGATTTGCGGCGACGATAGTGTCACTGTGACGACTACCGCTGAGCTCAAGCGGCTAGGAGGGTCAATGGGCATTGAAGCGAAGTACGCAGAACTAGGCATGGAGTGCGAGGTTGTCGTCCGCTACGACCCGCTCACTGCCGAGTTCTGCTCTTCCCGCTTCTTCCCCGCCAACGGGACGTTTATATTGGTGCCGAAGATTGGCAAGTTTCTGGGGAAGCTTGGGTGGGATCGGGTGGACCGAACGCCAGAAAACCAGCTGTCATGGGGACGTGGAGTCATGGAGGTCGTGCGGCATTATTCAGCCATCGACCCGACCCTGTTCGCCCTTTATGACACAATCTCCCGACAGCTAGGGAGCGGAAAGGTCGTCCGAACATACGACTCTGTAAATCGGTATAGCTATACCGCGCCAACTGAGGGGACCACAACCCCAGATGACGTCACAGCGTACTACAGTACACATTATGGTTTCAGTCACGGAGACCTTTGTGCGCTTGTAGCAGAGATCCAGACACTACGTGTACATGAGATGGGCAAAGGGCCACTCATGCAGCACGTTTGTCAGGTTGACTGTGTGTGTTAGGAGTAACCACACTAATGTAAAACACGCAACCACTCATTGTTAATAGCTGTAAATAAG